GATCAATTAGAACGTCGAAATGAACCTAAACAAAGGCCGGCGCTAGGATCAAAGCAGCAAAACGCGCCAAAACGCGCCAATTTCGTAAAGAGCTGGTGAGGCCGTGAACATCCCAACGACTATCCGAGCCGGCGACACAGTTAAGTGGCGTGACGACTCCGCAGTAGACGCATTTGGCCAGGAAGTAACCAGCTCAACTTGGACACTCAAGTACTACCTGCGCACCAATACCGCTGGTGAAGCAGCCACGGTCACAGGCAGCGCTTACGGCACTGGCTGGGAATTCACCCTTTCGGCCACAACAACCTCTGCCTTTCTTGCGGGTGATTGGTACTGGAACGCAATCGCGACCAGGACCTCCCCGGACGAGACGCTCACTCTCGGCAACGGCTATCTAAAAGTCCAAGCTGCCCTCAGTTACTCGGGGACAGCATCGGCCTACGACGGTCGCACCCAAGCCCAGAAAGATCTGGACGCTGTTCAAGCAGCAATCCGGGCAATCGTTGACGGCGGAGTTGTCCAGGAGTATCGGATTGGCACCCGTAATCTGAAGAAGTACGACCTGCCTGATTTGATTCAGCTTGAGGGCAAACTAAAAGCTGAAGTCAAGCGCGAACAGCAAGCCGAGCTCATCGCAAACGGCCTAGGCAACCCGCGCAACATGTTCGTCCGCTTCAACGCCTAAGTCATGGGACTCCGCACTCGCGTTCGCAACTTCTTGGGCTTCGGACGTCAACAGCCGCAGCCTGCACCCCGCCGCCGCTCCTACCAGGGCGCACTAATTAGCCGTCTCACCAACGACTGGTTGGCGACTCAGACGAGTGCTGACGCCGAGATTCGCACCAGCCTGCGCAAGCTGCGCGACCGCTCTCGCGAGATGGTCCGCAACAACCCTTACGCGCGGCAAGCGAAGCGGACCACCCAGATCAACGTTGTCGGCACCGGCATCAAGCTGCAGTCCCAGGTGCTGCAGCTCCGGGGCAATAAGCGCGACGAGCGCACTAACCGCCTGATCGAGCAGAAGTGGGAAGTGTGGACCCGCGCTCAGCACTGCGACGTGAGCGGCCGGTACAGCTTCCACCAGCTTGAGTGGCTTGCTACCGGGGCACTGCCTGAGTCTGGCGAGGCGCTGTTCCGCATTGTGCGCCGCCCGTTTGGCGGATCCAAGGTGCCTCTCGCACTGCAAATGCTGGAAAGCGACCTGCTGGATGAGGAGTACCAGGGCGGCACCCTGGAGAAGATGAACGAATGGCGCAATGGCGTCGAGGTCAACGAGTGGGGCCGTCCGGTTCGCTATGCGTTCCTAACTCGCCACCCCGGCGACTACATGTTCCAGAACACGCCGTACAAGTCGGATAAGCACGTATTTATCCCGGCTGCGGACGTCATTCACCTCTTTATGCCGGATCGCCCCGGTCAGAACCGCGGAGTGCCCTGGTTCCACAGCGTCATGTCTGACGCCCACCAGCTGCAGGGCTACGAAGAGGCTGCTGTGGTCCGTGCCCGTGTCGGCGCCTCGATCATGGGCTTCATCACTAACAACGAAGGCGAGCTGATCGCCGACGACGTTGACAACAAGCAGCGCGTAAGTGACTTCGAGCCTGGTACGTACAAGTACCTTTCACCCGGCGAATCCGTCACGGTTCCGAACATCAGCTCGCCTGACCAGCAGTTCGAGATGTTCGTGAAAAATAAGGTCCGGCGTTTTGCGTCTGGCTTTGGCTGCTCCTACGAGACGCTCAGCCGCGACTTCAGCGATACGAACTACAGCAGCAGCCGTTTGAGCTTGCTTGAGGATCGTGAGCATTGGCGCGTCGTACAGAACTACCTGATCGAGAACTTCCACATGCGGATCTTCCGCGAGTGGCTCGGCCTTGCAGTCCTTAGCGGCGAACTAGCACTGCCCGACTTTGAAACTCGCCCCGAGCGCTACGAAACTCCTCGCTGGATGGCACGCGGCTGGAGCTGGGTTGACCCGCTCAAGGAAGTCAAGGCTTACCGCGAGGCTGAGCAGGCCGGTTACATGACCAAAGCCCAAATCATTGCCTACACCGGCGGTGACTACGACGACAACATCGCTGAGCTTGCTCGCGAGCAGGAGCTCGCACAAAACACGGGAGTAATTCTCGACAAGGACATCCTTGACGCGGGTATTCCTGCAATCAGCGATGCAGCTGTTGAACCTGAGTCAGCTACAACAGAGCAAACACCGCCTGCACGTGCCAAGCGCACAAGCCGCAAGCGCGAAACCACCTAGGTAAATAGTCATGGCTACTGTCAATGGGCAAGAGATCAACCTCATGCCCACTGAGGGGATGCGCTCAGAGGCAGAGCGTTATCGGGCTTGGAAGGCCGATGGGCAAAAAGGCGGCACGGAAGTTGCTTCCAGACGTGCATCTCAGATTCTTAGTGGCAAGGAAATGTCTGCTGATGTGGTTGTTGCCATGTCGGCGTGGTTCGCCAGGCACGCTGTAGATAAACAAGCCGAGGGATTTAGCCCTGGTGAGGCTGGTTATCCAAGCCCTGGGAGAGTTGCATGGGCAGCGTGGGGCGGCGATGCAGGAAAAAGCTGGGCGGATGCGAAATCCGAAAGCATAAAAAAGGCCGCCGATAGACTTATGCAAGCCCTGGCCGATTCTTCAGTGGAAGGCGAGATCGATCTATTTCAGTTCGATGCCACTTTCGGTGAAGTCGGTGAGCGTCCCTATCCAAACGAGCACGCAGCTCGTCTGCGTGATCCATCCCAATACGACAGCTTCCGTCGTGCAAACGACAGAGGCGGTGAGGGGGTGGATTTCATATTCGGCATCAAAGAGGATGAGGATCGGTCTGAGCTTCAAGCAATCCGCTTGAAGTTGAGCCGCTTCACCGCTGCCGAAGCTCGTGAGTGGCTAACGGACAACGGGTATGAGCCGCTCGAATTTGAACCCGCTACCAACGAAAAAGCTATGGATGCTGAACTTCAGCGTGCAGAGCCGGATCAGTTGAAGGTAGGCGACTACGTGTCTTGGAACAGCTCGGGTGGCACTGCCCGCGGACTGATCGAGCGCGTAGAGCGTGACGGAACTATCAACGTTCCCGACAGCTCCTTCACTGTGAATGGCACTGCCGAAGATCCCGCTGCTTTGATCTGTATCTACAGGCCAAGTGCAGACGGCGACGGCTACGACAAGACCGACACCCGCGTCGGCCACCGCTTCAGCACTCTCACCAAAATCGCCCCACTGCGGTCGGTTGAAGTTGAGGTTCCTGAGACTGAGGAAGCCGAGACTGCTGTGCGTGACATCGAGGGCGGCAAGTACACCCGTACGGAAGCCACCGAGTTCCGCAGCATCAAGGAGCGGACCTTTGAGTTCCCCTTCAGCTCTGAGTACCCCGTGGCCCGTTACTTCGGCAACGAAGTACTTAGCCATGACGAACAGGCTGCAGATCTTTCCCGTCTGAACGACGGCGCTCCGCTGCTGTTCAATCACAACCCCGACAAAGTTGTGGGAGTGGTCGAGCGTGCATGGATCGACGGCAAGAAGAAGCGCGGTTACGCCAAAGTCCGCTTCTCACGCAACAAATTTGCCCAAGAAGTTCTTGATGACGTCAAGGACGGGATCTTGCGCGGGATCAGCTTCGGCTACGCCATCGACAAGATGGAAGAGCGCGAGGGTGACTTTGTTGCCACCAATTGGTCGCCTCACGAAGTTTCGGTTGTAAGTATTCCGGCAGATCCCACAATCGGGATCGGCCGTTCACTACTTTCCCCGGAGCCAGTTATGGATGAGGTCTTGCAAGTCACTGAGCCTAGTATTAGTGACGAAGTAGTTTCTGCCTCTACGGAAGTAGTGGAAGAAGCAACGACACGCCAAGCGGCCGAACCCGCATCTACCCCCATTCCTGCAATGGAAGAAAACACCCCCGACTTGGAGGTGATCCGGTCCAAGGCCGCTGAGGCCGAGCGGACTCGTATCGCCGCCATCAATGCACTGGGCGAGAAGCACCAGATGCAAGACCTGGCTCGTGAGCTGATCGATGGTGGTCGCACCCTCGATGAAGCCCGCGCAGCTGTCCTCGACAAACTCGGCACTACTGCTGTGGAACAACCCATCCGCTCGACTGACGTCACCGCAAACGACGTCGGCCTGTCTCAGAAAGAGGTCAAGCGCTTCAGCTTCCTGCGGGCTCTGAACTACCTCGCCAACCCTGGCGATGCTTCTGCCCGTCGCGAAGCTGGCTTCGAGATCGAAGTTGGCGAGGCTGCCGCTAAGAAATACGAGCGTTCCTCCAACGGCATCGTGGTGCCCAACGAGGTGCTGCGTCGTGACCTGAACGTCGGCACTGCTAGCGCTGGTGGCAACTTGGTCGACGACGAGCTGCTGTCCGGCTCCTTCATTGATCTGCTCCGCAACCGTCTTGCACTGGCCCAGGCCGGCATGACCACCCTGAGCGGTCTGCAGGGCAACATCTCTATCCCCCGCCAGTCGTCCGCCGCAACCGCTTACTGGGTTGGCGAAGGGTCTTCCCCGACCGAATCGCAGCAAGCGATCGATCAGGTGAACATGAGCCCCAAAACCTGCGGGGCCTTCGTTGACTACAGCCGTCGTCTGCTGCTGCAATCCAGCATCGACGTCGAGGCAATGGTCCGCGACGACCTGGCTCGTGTCTTGGCTCTTGAGCTCGACCGCGTCGGTATCTACGGCTCTGGTTCCTCCAACCAGCCCCTGGGTATCAACAACACCACCGGCATCGGCTCCCAGACCATCACCACCTACGGGACCTTTGCCGAGTACATCGGCATGGAAACCGACGTGGCATCCGCCAACGCCGACGCTGGCTCCCTGCGTTACATCATCAACGCAGCTGCTCGCGGCGCTCTGAAGAGCACCGAGAAGGCAACTGGCACCGCCCAGTTCGTCTACGAGAACGACGAGATCAACGGCTACCCCGTGATCGTGTCGAACCAGCTGCAGAACAACGACGCTCTGTTCGGCGACTTCTCCATGCTCATCATGGGCATGTGGTCCGGCCTGGATCTGACCGTGGATCCCTACGCCGGTGCAACTGCTGGCACCGTCCGCATCATTGCTCTGCAAGATGTCGACTTCGCCGTCAAGCAGGCTGGCGCCTTCTGCCTGGGCACCTGATAACTAGGTGACCCTGTTCCATCGCTTCTGACTCATGAAGGTCAAAATTCTGAGGCAGGTGATGATCTCCGGTGAGCCCGCTTCGGTGGGCTCCATTTTGGAGCTTGACCACCGCGACGCCTCCACCCTTATTGGACTCGGCAAAGCAGTCGAAGCCAAAGAGGAGAAAAAGGCACCTGTGGCCAAACCTGCTGTTGAAGAAAAGCCTTCTGAGGAGGAGGCTCCTAAGCCAACTACTCGCAAGAGGACTAACAAATGAGCGTCGGCAATACCCGTCGAACTCTGACGGTGCTTTCTTTCGCGCCCAATGACGTTGTCACCGCAACTGGCAACGAAACTGGCGTCGACCTTCAAGACTATGAAGGCGACATGACCCTGATTCTTGATGCTGAAGCCGGCGGTGCTTCCATCACCTACGCCGTGAAGGTGCAGGATTCTTCTGACAACAGCACTTTTGCTGATGTCAGCGGTGCTGCCTTCACCACTACTGATGCCAACAGCGCTCTTGTCGAGAGCCTGGTCGTCAACACCGATGAGATCAAGCGCTATGCGCGTGTTGTCATCACCGTTGCCGGTGGCACTGGCGCAGGTGCCGTGAGCGTGGTCGGCCTGGCAGCCAAGAAGTACGGCTGATCCTGATCTAGCGCCCCCGGTCATCCGGGGGCTTTTTTCTTATGGCATTCAC